TTCCAATCAATAACTAAACGTACCGACTCCAGGGAACTCATCAGGCAATATCTGTCGTTTTGGTAATCTTACTCCAACCAAATCAAAGGCACTACACAATTCATATGAAATAACCTCTCTATTTTCTATTGATTTTCGATCTACAAAATAAATATCTCTTGGCTTGAAAAAACTTGTTGGATCTGATGCCAGACCTGTTGCCAAATTATATTCAGGCATCCAATAATTAGCCTCAACGTAAGTACCCACACCACTAAAATTTACAGCATCTAAAAACTTAGAAAGTGTGCGAGTTCTTGTGACCTTGCAACCTTCTAACCCATCTGGCAACAAAGCAATAAGGTTTGTAATCGTACCTCCAAGATTCCCAACTGAAAGAGTAGGTCTAGGTAAAGTACCTTTCCCTGTAGCCTCATAACCTTCTGCTTTTATAGGTAATGCCCTATAAGTTTTTCCCTGCCAAACGACATCATTTCCTAATTCATTTGTCGTATTAGTAAAATAATAAGTGAAAGTTTGATCTTCATTTCCCCCAGCTTGTATTCCATCAATATCTGTCCCAAACGCTGATGTGAAAGGGCCATGTTGAGGATAATTCAATTCAAGTTCAAACAATTCAACAATTGTCTTTCCATCAGCATTTTGTAAAGTATTTTGTAAATTAAAATTTCCTTCGCCTTCTGCGTAATCAATAGCCCAATAATTAACAACACAATACAGCATTAATTTATGCGACTACAACTTTAATAACAGCAAAACGAATCACAATTGCTTCAGCTAATGCACCTGCTGAG